TAAGTCATGGGATTATGAAATGCTCCGTAAGCAGTATGTCTATGATCGTCATCTGAACAAGGATCACAAGTACTATCGTCCTCTTTGGAATGGTGTGTCGCCTGACATGTGGCATGAGCAAGAGTGGTATGATTATATGGCAGCGCATAATATGCGTGATCCTTATAGCAAGGAAACAACTTCTAGCTTGGATGCATTTTTCTAATGTGTGGTGTACTAGGAATAACAATTAGAAACTTCACAGCGAAAGACCACGATTTAGTTCGTGGTCTTTTCGTTCAATCTATGATCCGTGGTAAGCATGCGACTGGCGTTTCTTATGTTAAAAATGGAATTGTAAATACAGTTAAGGAACCGATTCCTGCTGATGAATTTATCATGAAGCAGAATCTAGAAGATTGGAGGAATGAAGATGGGAATCTATATTGCATTGGACACATTAGATATTCAACTTCTGATCTGCGTTATAATCAGCCTATGTCTAGTAATAAATTATCTATTGCCCACAATGGCATTATATCTCAAGAACCTTCTAGTACGTGGTTGGAAAAATATGCTCTTGAAACAGAAACAGAAAACGACTCAGAGCTTATTTTGCGAGCGATGGAAAAAGATGTAAATCCTTTGTTACATTTTGAACCAGCATCCATGGCTGTTTGTGCTCTGTATGATGATAAAAAAATTGTTGCATTCAGAAATCATGAACGTCCTTTGTATTATTCTGCTGAAAATAATGCTGTTATCTTTGCATCAACAGCGGATATTTTAAAGAGAGCTGGTTTAAATTTTTCTGTAAAAACATCGATGTATGAAGTATTTACTGTTGATAATTTCAATATTATGAGCTATAATATTGATGTTGATGTGAAGGATTTACAATGAATTTCGTTGATATGGCATGCGTCGAAAATTTAATAAAAGATAGCCCAGCTGGTAAGAACACAAAGTTCCTATCAGCTGCACATTCATTGTGGTATAGGTTTAATAATTATGATAAAGCTCCTCCACTTGCATATGAAGTAGATGGTGAAATTGTTTGTTTGATTTTTGCAACATTCAATCGCGATGGATATGCTAATCTGTATGAGATTGTTACTGTCGAAGGTAAAGAAGGTAATGGGTATGCTAGTAAGTGCTGGGATGCATGGATCAAGTATGCTGTTGAAGAACGAAATATCATTCGACTTAAATTGTCTTGCACACCATCCTCGGTAACTTGGCATAATCGCAACGGTCTCATTTTCTGGGCAGTTGATCCAACAGGTAGTCTGCGTTCTGATCAGCCTCTGTTTCCTACTCGTCAACAGCAGATTGATTTTAGAAACATTGCTGTTCTTGATCCAATGTCAGTAATGCTTCCTACAAAAGCAAAAGACCAATTTTTGAAAGAAGGGTTGGAATCTTATGCATGGGGCGATAAGAAGAAAGCTAAGACGCAAGCTGCAATTAATGCAGTTGGTTCATCATGGTTGAGAGAAGCATTACTCAACCAACCTTCGATTGCAAATTTTCTATGATAACAGCACAACGTAAAAAAGATTTCACCAATTGGTATCGCTGGTCGCTCTCTATCAAGGATTGCGACCCAGCTATACACATGACCAATTATCTTTTTGATAGATTCGAGCACAACAAAGAACAGAAACTCTGGATTGCTTGGATCTATGGAACAACTTATTATCTACCAACAACATGGGTGATTTGGAATGAGTTTCCTGATATGGAACTTGTCGGCTCCGACCGACTACGTGAATGGAACAATGATAATTACAAGCGGCTGCGATATCAGACAGACACTAAGTGGAACAAGGGTCATTTACCTGAGCAATTCGAATCATACAAAAACTGGGTTGGGAAGCGTACGCAACAAGAAGCGTTCGAGCCGTTTCTCAAAGGATCAGCCACAGAAAACTTTGACCAGTTGTGGGCGGAAGTAAAGTTAAAGTTCCATAAGTTTGGACGCTATTCAACTTGGTTTTATCTACAAACATTGAAGCAGTGTTGTGATATGCCAATCGAGCCTGGAAATTTGATGCTCGATGATCATGAGGGTTCTCGTTCTCATCGCAATGGTCTTTGTCTGGCTGTTGGTCTTGATAAATGGGTTGATAAGAAGTTGACACCAATCGAATTGAATTATCTCGATGGGCAAGCTTACTACATATTACAAGAGGTCAAGAAAGAGTTTCCTAACACAGACTACTTTGATATGGAAACTTGTCTTTGTTCTTTTAAGAAGTTATTTCGCGAAAAGCATGGTCGTTATCTTGGTTATTATCTTGACAGACAAGCTGAGGAAATTCAACAATGCGAGAACGACAGCTGGAATGGCATTGACTGGCAACCACTTTGGGATTCGCGCATTGAGACATTGCCAAAAAACTTGTTGACAAATCGCATCGATAATAGTAAAATGTCTTTGTACTTTAAAGGTGATGTGTTGGACGCGACTGGTATATTTGAAAACAAATCTGTTGGACTTGAGGGATTTATCTAATGAAAGTTATTGAGATTTGCAGTGTTCAAAATGAAAACGAATCATAGCAGGTTTACCACCAATTTTATTACAATGAGGACAAGTTAATTTCGGTTTTTCAATTCCTGATAATTTTTTACTCACGGTTTCTTTTTGGTGATCTGATCTAGGTTTTCTAACATTGGCATATCTTACTAATTTTGTATCTTCTGATATAGCCCCAGTTTTTTTGCCTTTGTTCCATGGTTCTCTTCCATGATTATGTTTGTGATTATATAAAACTGGAGGTAATCCTCCACCCCTTTCTATATTCCAACCAATATTTTTGTGAGGTCTTAATTTTTCTTCTATTTCTTTACAAATAGATCCATTAGCTTCTAGGATAATATCCATCATAATATTCGGATATTTTTTGAAACAATTAGATAAATGTGGATTATTTGATCTAGATTTATGTGATTTTAATCGTTTTGATGGATTTTTCGAAATACCAACATATCCATCGACTGATATGTCTGAATGTTCTGGTAAATGTATCCAATAAATAAACATAGCTGTGTTCCTTTTAACATAGAGTCAGTGGGACTGCCATCCGTGACTGACAATATATTTATAACATGGGAGATTTTAAAGATGCGTGTGATAGCGATTGGTGGTAATCCAGGAAGTGGCAAGTCGACGCTGATGAAGCGATTGATCGAGCATTACTCTCCTGAAAAGAAGTACAATGAGTTTAAGCTTGTCCCGTATCTACAGAGCAATAACATTTTCATTCTTGGTAAATATGATGATGGTGAAGTGTTTTCTGGTACTGACAAGATGAGTATGGCAGTGCAGCCTGAAGCTATTAAGTTTCTCGCTACATTGCCCGAAGATGCTGTCGTAATCTATGAAGGCGACAGACTGTTCACTTCCACATTCCTCGAAGATTGCACAGAGAAGTATGATCTTAAAATCATTCATCTCATGACTGATGCTGATGTCCGTCAGGAACGATACAAAGAGCGTGGTAGCGAACAGAACGAAACTTGGCTCCGTGGTCGCGAGAGCAAGATCAATAATATCCTGAACAATATGCTACTAATGTTTTATGTTGAACCATTCAACAACAATAACATCGAAGATCAGGATGTAATTTACAATCATATAATTGATGAGGTGGGTAATGGATGAAAATTTAGCAAATGAAGATTATTATGGAATCAAAGCTTTGAAATTTACTGATCTTGGATCGTACGAAGAGTTCAAGGCTATGACTGCAAATTTGGTTCTTCCTTCACAAGAAGAAAAAATCGAATATAAATACGCTGAAGGTCAGATTATTGCAGATTTTCATGCATATATAGATAAGACATATGGTCAGCATTATAAGACAGAAAACGATGTACAATGTTTTGATGCTTGGCTAGCTCTTGGAGATGCCACTCCAACTTTCCGTAATACTGCCATGAAATATCTTTGGCGTTACGGTAAGAAAAGTGGTAGCAACAAAGACGACTTGTTGAAGGTATTACATTACACGCTAATGTGTTTGTATAATGATCATTATAAGAAAGGTGAATAAAGTATGGAAATTAAGATTGATATTGAGAAGCTTCGTGCCCGAAAGCTCTTTGTTGCTACTCCAATGTATGGCGGTCAGTGCGCTGGTATGTTTGCCAAGTCATGCGCTGATTTGTCTGCTATCTGCACACAGTATGGCATTCCTCTCCAGTTCTACTT